TTGAGCACCCTAGTCATTCACAAGACTTTGTCTTCACTTACAACAAATTTGTAAAAGTTAATTTCGATGGGTTAGACCACATCTACGAGGGGCCTGCTGTTTGTGCGTATCTCCACCATGCACCAGATCCTACCCCGGCTGCACTTCTTTGCAACGACATCAACACGCGCACGGGGGGATATCTCCACCTGAGACCGGATCTTCACAGAAGCTTTGAGGCCTCAGGAAACTTTTCTCGCATGTATGAAACCATGACGCAGGAGATGACCAGCCCTTTCATTGCCCTGTCCTTACTCAACAGGAAAGCGCTAGTCTCCGAAAGCACCTTGACCGCGTACAAAGGAGAAGAGAAATCCTCCTTCATCAACAAGAAACGCCGCGCCAAGAACAAGCCTCCCATCTACAACTGGTCCACCGTCGAGCTAAAACCAAGCGCCCCGCGCAAAGAGCACCAAGGCGGCACACACGCAAGCCCTGCGCGCCACGAGCGCCGTGGACACTTCCGCAAGTACCCCTCAGGCAAGATCGCCTGGGTGCGCCCCACCTGGGTCGGCAGCATCGAACACGGCATGACCGTGCACGACTACATCCCAGGCAAGGAAATCCTCTCTAGCCAAAATAACCAAAGCGCCACATAATGAAGACGCCACGCATCCTAGACAGTGCGTGGTCTCCTTCGGCGTCTTTTTAAGGGGAGACGCTTCGGGTGGTCTGTTTCCCTCTCTTTCAGACCACCCGTTTTTTTTTCATTTGCACTACCGGTAGTAGTCATGTAATATGCGATACACAAGAAAGGAGAACGCCTTGCTAGAAAGAGAAAAGTCACCAAGTGCCCGTAAGAAGTCCTGGCACGTCGTTGCAGTAAACGGGGAGCAAATGGCACGGCTCAAGGACCACGCTAGTGCTAACGGCTCATCAGTAAACGAAACAGTTCGACAAATTCTGGATCAGTACTTCCAGGCATACAGCAGAAAGGAAGGCAATGCCCAACTACACAACACAGGTAACCCTTGACGTTGTCGTGACCTACACGGTCATACCAGCATCAGACGGGTTTCCTGAGCAGTTAGATATCACCAAGGTCAACGCAATTGCAGACCCAGGCAAGAAAGCAGCAAACCTCTTGCGGTTCATGGACGAGTCGCAAGTCATCAACCTAGAAGACGAAATACTCACAGAAAGGAATCACCATGGCACATGACTTCACCAACAACGACGGCGTACAGAAAGCTCTTGAAGAGACTGTGGACACCTCAAAGCTCACCCTCAGCGAGCACCACGGCCTTCGGGTCTTGCTTGTCGAGGCGTACTACGCTGGCCGCGACTCAGGGATCCTGAGCATGGGCGATAAGTGGAAGAAAAGCAACGAGAAGAGATTCGCGCACCTCAAGGGGAACCTCGTATGACCATGCCTCTTAAAGAAGCCACGCTGCGCGCTAACGCGATGTATTGGCAGGAGGTTGCCGAGCGCTACCGCATCGAACGTGACAAGGCCTTACGCGAGTCCGCAGAGATGCAGCGCATCCTGCTCGAGCAGACAGGCCGCGCCTGGGATGGCAACGACTACCTGCGCGAGGTGATGGAATCCAAAGCAGAAAGCCTGCGCTGGAAAGATCGCATCTACAACTTTTTAAGGAGAGTAATCAAATGACTGCCAAAGAGATGGACATTGATACCTTGATCTGTAAAGCCAGAGGTATCACCCGCGTCTGCATGGACGCAGTAGGAGCACGAGCATCAACGGAGGAAGACCTTGAATACGCACTCTGGACTGTGTCCGATCTACTATCCGAAGCCCAACGAAAGCTCGAAGAATCATGCGAGCGGCCTGACCTGGGAGAGGATGAACTGGCCGTTCAAAACAAAGGAAGAACTGTCTTCTTTGACGACATACTTCCAGAAGACCGGATCGACATTGGAGTCACTCCCGACGGCGTTACTTTGACCACACTGCATGGAGAGATTAAATGAGAAGGAAAGTCACACGCAAACCCTTGGCCGCGAACGACATACAAGAGGGCGGCTCCCACTACAAAGAGATGACCATCCAGACCTGGGACTACATCATCGCCAACAAGATCGGCTACATGGAAGGCAACGTCATCAAATACGTCTCCCGTTGGCAATCCAAAGGCGGCATCGAGGATCTGATGAAAGCACGACACTACTTAGACAAACTCATCGAGGTGAGCCAATGAACCTTTTTCTCGGAGCAGCATTTACATTCTGGATGCTTGGATCATGGCTCACGCACGTGATCACATGCATTCAACAAGGTGAGTGGTTTTTTCTCGTCGCAGGAGCTTTGTTTTTTCCAATAGCCATTGTCCACGGAACCGGCGTCTGGTTCGGTGCTTGGTAGGAGCTATCAAAAATGACACCACTTGAAACGTATAAATTTCTACAGAAAAAAGATGTAGACCTAAAAGAAATGGCTCTGCTTGAGCGCTTGAACTTCTTCCACCGTCCCATGATGACGGGTGATGTGGTTTACGACGCAACGAAAGGCGAGGCCTTCGCATCACAAGCCACAGTCTTTAAATACTTAGCACGGCTCAAGGACCGGGGTTTCGTTGAAGAGATAGAAGAAGTTAGCGATCAGCGCTGCACCTACATTTTGATTACCAACAAAGGCAAGAAACTACTTAAGGAGTGGACATGAGCATTTACTTTAAAAACCGGACGGTCATCGACATTGAGATCGAGGACATCGACCCACGGGACTATCCAGACTTCTGCGATGCGCGTGTGAGCCGCGCGGTTTGGAAAGACACGGGCGAAGAGCTTACTGATGCGGAGCTAAACGAGCTTGCAGAGACGTGCTCGGATCAAGTGTATGACGCAGTCCTCGACCAAATCTATTAGAAAGGGATTCCCATGAAACGGCTTCTGGCTGCGCTTTTAATGGTCCCTGCGATGGCGAGTGCGGAGTTCATCAGTGGCAATGACCTGTATAAGGATCTACGCAGTGAGAGCACGGTGGATAAGGTCTATGCCCTGGGCTACATCGCCGGGGTTTCTGATGCTGGTCAAGGGGGGTCTCACTGCATACCTAACACAGTAAGCCTGGGTCAGATCCAAGATATGGCGATTAACTACTTGAGAAAAAATCCAGAGATCAGAAACCTGTCTGCTGATGTTTTGCTCAGCATGATGTTAATGGAGCGTTGGCCGTGTAAAGACAAACCGAAAGGGCGTGGAACATGATCACCGTAAGAGAGTACGCCACGAAACAAAAGATCTCCGAGAACAGTGCTCGGAAAAGGCTAGAGCGCAAGGTCAAGCTCGGGTACATGCGGCGTATGCGAGGGCCTGATCACAAGTACGTCTACTACGACAAGCCGCCTGAGATGAAGTGGCACGACCCTTTTAATCTGATCAACCGTAAACCCAAAGCCGAGGATTACAAACTTAAGACCGAGGCACTAGAAACTTAAAGGGGTGAGAGATGAGCATTGAGGCTATGAAGCAAGCATTGGAGGCTTTAGATTCCGATGACCCAAGCATTCAATTGAGGGCTGCTGTTGCCCTACGCCAAGCCATAGAGCAGGCAGAGAAAACAGTACCTAGCGACTATTCAAATAGTCACCAGCCTGTTGCGTGGTCAGTGTTTGACAAAAAAACTGGAAAGCACTGGTATACGAACGACTCCAAAAACATAGCCAGTGGATATGCGGAACACTACGGCCACAGAGAGCCAGATGGTAGATCCTCAATGGTTGTCATGCCGCTTTACGCCGCACCTGTACACGCCAGCGACATATCAGCAAAACGTGTCGATGAAACGGCAAAAGATCGACATGAGCCAGAATCAAATAATGTTGAAGCTGCGGCAGAGCAGTCCGACAACTACGCCGCTTTTTTTGCTGGCGTTAGGTTTGCAAGGGTTAATTTACCCGCACCATCAAAAGAATGGGTTGGGCTGACGCATGAAGAACTTGCTTGGTTAAACGAGGCTTTGAATCTTGGCGGGAGGTTGGCGGTTATTGAAGCCATCGAAGCCAAGCTAAAGGAGAAGAACACATGACCCGCGACGACATCATCCGCATGGCGCGGGAGGCTGGGTTTGCTGATGGCGTGGCAGAGATCGTGGGGCTTGAGGGTTTTGCACGCTTCGCCGCCCTTGTGCTTGCCAAGCACCCACCGCAGTCATCAATGGCGTGGCAGGAAGGGTTTGAAGCAGGGCGGCTGGCCGATGCGCTGGAAGAAAAAGAATACCCACCACGCCGCGCAGCAGCCGCTGAACTACGCCGCTTGCATGAAGAAAACGAACGGCTAAAAGCAGCGTCCACAGCACCGCGCCAGTGGGTTGGGCTGACGGAGGAAGAAATTGAGTTGCTGTCAATCAAACACGCGCCACCAATACACCCTGACTTTACGGAAGATGATGACTTCATAGAGTTCGCCCGTGCCATCGAAGCCAAACTAAAGGAGAAGAACACATGAAAAGATTTACTGCATATCGAAGGGCCATAAGCCAACGTGACACACACAACCACTATCAAAAGAATCCCGATGATGAACCACAATTTGAAGGTGTGATCTGGACTGACGGCACCGTGACTTTACGATGGCTTACTGCATGCACTTCGCATTCGGTATGGGCGAACATTGAAGACTGCTTAAATATCCATGGGCACCCAGAGTACGGTACTGAGATTATCTGGCATGACGGGCCAGCCCCTGAATGTTGGGAAACCAAACTGAGAGAGAAGAACACATGAGCAAAATAACTGTCGTGTGCCACAAAGACCATTCGCATGGCTACGAGGACTTTGAAGGTAAATGTCTGTTGTGCGTGGTTGATGACCTGATGCTTCAGATCGGGAACTTGATGATTCAAAAACGCAGGGCGGAAAAGCGTGAATGGGTGGGGCTCGCCACCGGAGAAGCAAAGATGTTTTATGACAGCGACCTGAACCGAGCAGAGTTAATAAACAAGATAGACGAGTTTCTTGAGGAGAAGAACGGTGGATAGACAATGCCCGTCTTGCGGTGGTTCTTGTAAGAGGTCTGGGTGTGAACGAGAGAACGCCAAACAATGGGTCAGCCTGACCGACGAGGAGATCAAAGAAATCATCGGCCCCTGGGGCGAGACCTCCGTCAAGGGCTACACCCGCAAACTGTTCGATGCTATTGAAAACAAACTAAAGGAGAAGAACACATGATTAAAGACATACGTGTAGTTGAGTGGGTAGACGAGGCCAAGAACTTACAGTGGGACATACAAGTCCTGCGAGATGGAAGCGACAAATGGGAGCCAGTTACTTATGTTCGATTAGAAAAAAGACCTGAAGAAGTATCAAGGGAGAAGAACTGTGGATGAAGAGAAAAGAAAAGAAACACTTGAGGCGATCTTGGAAATCAACCGGATGATCGTTAAACAAAACGCCCTTATTGTTCAAGTAATAACCATGCCAAAAATTATGGTGTCGGGAGAGCGACCGGGAGCATGGACGGAATACCCTGGGGAGAAGAACGCATGAGCACCCACACATGCAGCTATCACTGCGACAGGCCAGAGTGCATCAAAGCACAAAGAGATAAGTTACGCCAAGCCATAGAAAAGAAGCGTGAGTGGGTTCACCTCACCGACGAGGAATTCGACCAAGTACTAAAGGAATTTAGTCACGACCCACGGGCCATGGCTATCGAACTCGAGATCCGCATCATGGAGAAAAACACATGCACACAACCTTAGAAAACAAAATCCAAAACGGCACCTACTGGTCTGGCTTTGTCCTCGGAGCACTGACCACGGCACTCCTCTTCTTGGTGATCGGTAAACTCTCCACGGACCAAGGGGCTTACCCGCCCGGTCTTATCCCTCAGGATATTGTCAAGGCCTATAACATGGGCCTTAAAGACGCCCTTCGCATTAACCCACCGTCCATGGAGCTCGACGCCGTCTGTTTAGAACTGTGGACCGAACGCCAACCAGGAGTGACTAAATGACCCAAGTAGTTGAGAAGAAACACGAGATCGACCCCGCCGTCCACGCCGTGATCCTAGGCCGCAACGCCCGTCGTTTACAGGAGATCTGCGCTAACGCCTCACTGACCAAGGAGCAAATAGATGAAATTGAAGTCCTCACCCGGGATTGTGTCCGCGCTGCAACTCGAATCACAGTCTGGGCAGACGCACAATCTTCCCCAAAATAATCTTTTTCAATGCTGGGCCATAACCTCGAACAAAGGAAAGATCAGAGGCAGACATCTCAAAATGCCGCCTCTCTTCTACAGTCGCGCCGATGCAATCGCCTACGTCAGACTGAACACTAAGCAGGACACCGACCCGTCCGAAATGCCTTACATATGTAAGTTCACCCTCGTGCCCGAGGAACACACGTTCGAGCAGGTAACCAAAGAAAAACGCCCGAAATTTAGGATCCTATGAATGAATTGTCCCGAATGCGATACACCAAAGACAGAAGTGCTCGAAACAAGGAAGTACAAGGATTATGAAAAGTGGAATCACCGCCTACGCAAATGCCTCGCCTGCGATTACCGTTTTAAGACCCTGGAGATGACCATTGAAGACTTCCAAAACGCCATTGCCACCCCCGCCGAACCCGACGACAACATCATCGAGTTCGAAGATTCATGACCCACACGCCCGAGTCCACGTCATCCGCATCCGCGTCGGAGGCGTCGACCACCTCTTCTTCGGCCCCGCCATAGACATAGAAGGCGAAATGCAAGAGATTGAGTTCCTGGGCATCACGGACAAAGAAACACTGATCAAGGCCCTATCCCACCCCTCTCCAACAATGGAAGGCCTACAATGACCACCAGGAGGGCCTGAGTCGTGGGTCGGCGAGGCGACCTTAAATAGCCCGTATCCCTTTCGCAAGGTGCAAATGTCACGGCCCACGGCCCTCCGCCCTACCAAAGATTGAAACTTCCGCCGCGCGGTGGAGAAGAGGCATCTCGTCAGGTTCATAGTCTGAAGATCGGCGGTTCGAATCCGTCCCGCGCTACCAAAAAAGACCCAAAAAGTAAGGATGCCCTAGAAGGGGCGGTGGTGAGGATTAGAGCGGTTTTGGGGGTTGGTGGCTAGGTAGGTACTAGGAAGATTTGGGAAAGGCAAGAAGAAGCCTCTGTAGGCCCTCCGTGGGGGTATTTACAGAGGCTTTTTGGTTTTTGTGGAGGGAGAAGGGAGAAAGGGGCACGGATCACAGATTGAGGGGCAAAGTGGACGATACGCGGATCACGGACCAAGGTCCAAGAAGGGCAAAAACCATTACGTCTCTTTGGGGGGAGGGGGTGGGGCGTAATGAGGGGCCGAAATCGGCTGGAAGAGACGTAATAAAAGGGTGTAAGGGCAGTGAGAGACGTAATGAAAGTTCTCTTTTTGGGCATTTCTTACGTCTCTATAAGGGGAACTTCTAGTAAGAAAAAAAAATATTTTTTTTATGAGTAATAAGTTCTCTTTTAGTGTCGACTTTCCTGTAAGCCTTATCCAGTAAGGGTTATAGCCATTACAGTAACATTACGTTAGTGAAAGAGAGATGTATGAATAAGTTCTCCATTACGGTAACTACAAGGTTTACTAGGGGAGCGGAACGGCGGCTTTTGGAAATTTTTTTTTTTTTTTTAGTAGAAGTTCTCCTTAAGGGGGGTTGGAAAAACGAGCAGGATTGGACTGTTGTTAAAGTTCTCGGTATAGTGGGAACTAGGTTGGATTAAATGGCGTGGAGAAGCGAAGAAATGAACGAACAGGCTAGAAAAGAAGTTCCCTTGGACCTCGAATCGGTGCAATACCTCCCTGGGATCCGTCCTCGACAGCATCATGTGCGCTATAGCGCAACGAGAGACCGCTATAAATGGCCGTTTAAGGCCATGATCCTGGGGGATTACTGCCTAATCTTTTCGGCGGGAGAAGCGCAGGCCGCACGGGCCGCATTACGGTCGTTTTACAAGAGGCAAGGCGTAGGCAGGCGGTTTTATGTGCACCAGGAGGCCGACGGGGTCTGGGTCTGCCGCAGGATTCAATAAGGAGAAGAATCAATGACTTATAAAGATGTGTGGCATGTCCCACCGATACTTCCTGACAAATTGCAAAAGAGGATTACGACTGCCGTGGCCCCGATGAAGAAGCAAAAGAAGAAGTTGACGCAGAGGGAATGGACTTTTGTGCAAGAGTTGGTCGCGGGTGATGGCACGGTGACCATGAAGGAATGCGCGTTGCGCGCGGGATACTCGCCGCAATCGGCGAAGGCCATGGCATGGCGCCTGACTAATCCTGACTTAAATCCGCATGTCGTGGCCGCGATTCAAGAGTACAGGGCCGAATTGGCCGCGAAGTATGGAACGACTTTCGAGCGGCATATGCGGGACTTGCAGACGATACGCGACGCGGCCTTGTCTGCCGGGGCATATGGTGCGGCGGTGCAGGCCGAATATCGACGAGGGCAGGCCCTGGGCACGATCTACATTGAACGCAAAGAGATCCGGCACGGGACTATTGACCAGATGAGCAAGGAGGAGGTCGAGAAGAAACTCGAGGAGATCAAGAGGCTATATGGTGGGCCGCCCCCGCAGGCCATTCTTGAGGTCGAGGCAAAAGACATTACGCCTGAGGTCGAGCCCGATTTTGAGATCCCGCAGGATGTGGTTAATACACGGGAAGGGGGAGACGATGAGCCAAGCACCTGAGGCCGCCCTGTATGCAAGGCTTAAGGAGAACCTCCCGAAGGCCTACATAACCCGCCTGGAGTCGCGGGTAGGGTTAGGTATTCCCGATTGCCTGATCGCCTTGGGGCCGCTTCCAGGCGTGTTCGTGATGGTCGAGCTTAAAGTCGTGAAGCGGGGCAAGAAGATCAACCTCTCGCCGCATCAGATCGCCTTCCATTTGAAGCATTCGACCTTGAAGTGTCCGACCTTTGTTTTGGTGCAATATCACCCGCCGGGGACTACCTCTTCGCGCAATGCGGAGATTCTTTTGTACTCGGGCGCGCAGGTCGAATCCTTGGCAATGGTGGGCGTCGAGACGCCGCCGCTCGACCGTTGGAACCTCGCGGCCATGGAATGGAACATGCTCCGCTTCCGAATCCTTGAGGCAATTTGAAACTTTTTTCGGGTGCGTGTATCGTAGTCAGTACCGGCGGATTGGCCGGGATATCTCAGAAAGGGCTAGATGATGAAAACGAGTGAATTGCAAGGGGCCGCGCTTGATTGGGCGGTGGCGAAGTGTGTGGGCTGGAAGAGAGAGCTCTGTTATTTAAATACGGAGTATCCAAATTATTCAGAAAATTGGTCTTTAGCTGGCCCGATCATTGAGCGGGAGGGGGTGTCTATGCGGTTTAGCCTAAGAGATGCTCGCGGCGCGTGGTATTCCGTAATGGGAAAAAACCTATTCCTCTCTCCAGACTTTGAGGGTTCAGGCCCAACACCCCTAATCGCAGCAATGCGGTGCTATGTCGCGAGTAAATTGGGCGAAGAGGTCGAAATTCCTGAAGAACTGGTGGGAGTGCACGGGGGCAATGCATGGGCCAAATGATCGCGTTGTTTTATTTTTGTGTGCTCGGCATATGCGCGGGGCTTATTTTGTTGAATGTGGGGTTTTGACATGCCCCGCCTTACACCTGAGGAAATCAAGAAACGAAAAGATGAGAGACAGCGGGGGGAATGGTTCGGTATGATCCGCCGCCTTGTCTCTATGGCCTTTTTTCACGCCGTATTCGGGCGGGACCGACGAAAATAAAAACCCGTTTGCATTTTGCGGCGGGGCCGTGTATCGTTTCTCTGTCGTTCCATACTTTAGAAAGGGTTAACCATGTTTCAGATATTCGATTGCAACGGCCGCCCCGTCGGCCGCCCCGAAGGGTACAAAAAACACGCTACCGCGCAACGATTGGCCGAAAGAAAGGGCCGCATTAAAACGGCCATTTGGTCGGCCTTTCACGCGTCGCCATTGCCTGAACCCCCTCAAACCTCGAGTTTGCTTTACCGCATCGAATGGCAGGAGGGCTCGACATGTTGAAAACCATACGCGTAAGCGCGAATTCCAAAACCGGCCCCATTGCCGTGACCTATCGGGCCGGGGCGCGGGGTACATACGACACTTGCCCGAAATCGTGTCAATTGCACCCCATGCCCTCGACGGGGGCCGACGAAATCGATGCGGAATATCTCGCGGCCCTTCGGGCCGCCGTGCCCCGTGGTGGCGTCGCGTGGACATACTCGCATTTTCCCGCCGCGTCGTTACCCGTGGCCGCGCCCGGGGAGACGGTAATAAATGCATCGTGTGATGACATGGACACCGCCGTCGCGGCGTGGTCGATTGGTCGCCCCGCCGTAGTGGCCGCCCCGGCGGGTACTGAATGGGCCGGGGGCGTGGAATATAAGGGGGTTAAATTCGTGCAATGCCCCGCCGAAAAGGCCGAAGGGTTCACATGCATGCAATGCGGGAATGGCCGCCCTCTATGCGCGCGGCCTGAGCGGGATTATGTAATCGTGTTCGTCGCGCATGGGGCCGGGAAAAATAAGGTGGGAATGGCCGAGGCCGGGGGATGCTACGCGGCGGCGGGACATGTCGCGATTCAATGGCACGGCACCCGTAAAAATGGCGCGGCCAATGATGCGGCGGCCCTTTTGGAATTCGCGAAATCATTGCCCCCGGGTTCAATGGTTCGTCATCATGTCGCGGGGGACATCGGGCGGGGTTAATTTTTCCCGCGTTTTACTTTAAAATTGCAACATGCCCCCGCCGGGGGCTATACCTTAGAAAGGGTCAAAAATGGAAGAAACGAAAGTATTAGAAGGCGCGCGCAATGATGCGATTCGATACGCGCGCGAAGTCGCGGCTCGTTACACCGTGGCCGATCGCGTCTCGGTGACGGTGTACAAAAAGGATTCGGCCTTTTTTGTCCGGCCTGATAAGCATTCGGAAGGGTTCGGGCCAATTCCTGAGGGCGCGGAGGTCGTTTGCATCGCGCAACGGTGGAATGAAAACGAAATCCAGACGCGCCACGCGGGGGCGTGGTCTGAGTGGAGTTGAGTTTTTCCCGCGTTTCACCTTAGAATTGCAACATGCCCCCCGGATTGGCCGGGGGGTCATACTCTAGAAAGGTTTTAATCATGACTACCTTAATGCAAGCATCCCACCAATGGGCTACACGCCCCGCCGAGGAGCGGTTTCTTTCTTTGCCCGAAATGTTGGCCGCCGCCGAGGCCGAGCGCGCTATCAGTCGTGCCGCTGTCGTTTCGTCGCGCCGTCTCCGCGCCGTACCGACCGAAGATAATGCGGGGATTATGATCGAGGGGCCGAATGGTCACGCCTACGCGCCGACTCATTGGGCATTCGGTCAAGCGGCGAACCTTACCGGGGCCCCGGCGTCATACTTGCGCGGCCTCCCCGCGCCGCTCGCCGCCGATTGTCTGAATTTTGGTTTTCAAGTCGAGCGCGACGCGCAGGAAATCGGAGTTTTACTTTCCCGCAATGGTTCGGACCAAATTAAGGCCATGACCGGCCCCCGTTATGGCCGCATCTGGAATTCTGAGGTTATCCGCGCGCTTATTGATCGATTCGGCGACGGCCGGTCGGGGGATTTTCGGGTGCCGGGGGAGTATGGCCGCGCGGTCGAAATCACGCGCGAGAATACGACACTTTTCGCGGGTGACCGTGACATGTTCGTGTTTTTGGCCGACGAAAATAATCGCGTCGAAATCCCGAATCGTCGTGAGGGCCAGACCGGCACACTCGCGCGCGGGTTTTTTGTGACGAATTCGCAAGTCGGCGCGGGGGCCTTGCGGGTTAAGACTTTTCTTTTTGATTATGTCTGCGCGAATCGGATCGTGTGGGGCGCGCACGAATTAGAGGAAATCAGCATCAGGCATACGGCGGCGGCCCCGGATAGGTTTATCGAAGAGGTAACCCCCGCCCTCTTGGCCTATTCTCAGTCGAGCGCGGCGAACCTCAACAATGTTTTGAAGGGCGCGCGCGAATCGAAAATCGATAAGGTTGACGCGTTTCTTGCGAATCGATTCGGCCCCCGCGTAGCGCAACGAATCAATGCCGCGCATGTCGAGGAGGAGGGCCGCCCGATCGAGACCCTTTGGGATGCGGTCACGGGCGCGACCGCCTATGCGAAATCGATCCCTTGGACCGCCGACCGCGTCGAATTAGAGACCGAGGCCGGGAAAATCCTCGACCTAGTCGACTAGGCCGCCCCGGCCCCGTTATAGCCCCGCCCCGCGCGGGGTTTTTTTTCGCCCTTGAAAATTGATCTGTCCCTATTTATTCGGTTGATCTGTCCCTATTTATTCGGTTGATCTGTCCCTATTTATTCGGTTGATCTGTCCCTATTTATTCGGTTGATATGTCCCTATTTATCGAGCCGTGGTTTAACCCG